CCAATGACTCAACAACATTTCCGTAAAGGGTTGTGTTGAGGATAGCGGACCTCTTATCAGCAGGTAGGACAAGAGCCAATGGCTCGTTTCCGCTAACCTTTGCGTTAGCGAAGATATCATCCATAAGTCCGAGTAGGTCGCCTTCTTCGTCTGCGGAACCGCTACCGAAGACAGCAGTTGCTGCTACGGAGTTATCTGCACCGGCTACCAATGTTGTTAGAATGTGGTTGTCTATTGTGTCTGCGCGAGCGCGAACAATTCCCAACTGTTGTCGGTCAATGTTCTCAAAGGACTCTCCTCGTAGCCTTACAGCGTCAAGGAATGTTACGCGGCCTTGACCCTTCTCCAACTTTGTGCTGTAGTTAGCAGTTCCAATGTTGGTCGGGTCGGTTAGCGCCACATCATCCAATGGGTATGCGAATGTGCCTACGACACCTGTATACCATGTGAAATCGAGCCATCCGACTGAGCGGACACCTACGAGGTCTGTTGCGATTGCGATTGTGTTAGATTGTAGTTGGATAAAGTCGCGGAGGGTTTGCTCAAGGACTGCATCGCCCGGTGCAAAAGGTCCTTCTGCGGCTTCTACGTTTAGTATTTGTTCTAATGTCTGATTCATTTTCTTCAACTCCTTTTTTTCTCCTAATCACATCAGCACCAAACGGGGATGAAATCTCCCGCCGTAATGGCTGACTCATCACCACAGTAGTAGCCTACAAAGACAGCGGAGTTAGATGAGTCATCATCAACTGTTCCGTCTGTGTCGCTGGTCTGTGCTGTGTAAATTGAAAGTCCGAACTTAGGTGCGGTAATGTCGTTAGCAACCTTTAGGAAGCAAAGTCCACTTAGAGGAAGAACTGCAACAGTTCCTGTTCCAGCGGCCTCAAGAGCGCCATCTTCTCCGCGAGAGGATTCTGCGGCGGTGTAACCAATTGGTGTATCGGTTACTGCTGCTGTTACCTTAATTCCGCTTGCGTGGTATTGAACTAACAATCCCCTGCTCGCAAAGGTGTTCTGTATATCGGGTGCGTATCGTGGGTCTTCTTTTAATACCATCTTAAATCATCTCCTTCTTTGATTCGTAACTGATTGCGTGCATTCGTGCCTTCTCATCAGTTGCGAGTGTTTGGTTCCATGCTGATGCCCATGCATTCCATGCCTTTGCATAGATGCGCTCATCGTTGCTAACCATTCTACCGTTTAGGTAGTTGGCTACAGTTGGGATTTCTTCTGATGCAACAGCGGAAGCCTCAACAGGCTTCTCGACTGACTCAACAGGAGTCATCTCCACAGGGGAAGGTTCGGGGTGGGAACTTTCCCACGATGCAATCAAAGTTTCAAGAGTTTCTGACTTTAGGTCATCGTGGCCGGACATACCGAGTTCGGTTGCCTTCTCCACAAGGGCCATTCTTTCGTCTTCAACTCTTTGTGCCTCGACTGCTTCGTATTCAGCAATTCGGCTTGTCGCCAAAACGAGGTCTGCCTTAAGCGACTCCATCTCGGCCTCATAATCAATTTCATTTGTTTCTTCGGTCATAGCAATCACCGTTGGTTGATTCTCCTCAGATACAGAATGACTTATAATAGTTTCTTCTTCTGCAATACTTGGGAGTTTAACTTGTTTCTTTGTGGCTTTTTCAACATTAGCCCTCTCATACGCTGGTTTTCGCACTAAAGCGAGGTGGTCGAAGGTGAAATCTTCACCAAAGATAAGACCATTCTCGTCTGCTTCGACAGGCACACCGGACCCGCCGATACTCACGCCGTAGCCATCTCGCATCCATAGTCCTTCGTCAAATGTTCCAAAGAGTTCTTCGCGTGTAACATGGGCTACATATCTAACTTCGTAGCCATCATCAGTAGTAAAGAAGTTAGCGCCTACAATATATCCGACTACTGCCTCCTCCATTCCGCCATCCATGTTTCGTGTAAATCCAGCGCCATTCTCGTCAGCCTTTGGATGAAGAAGTGTTAGGTCTGCACCGGTCATTTGCTCAACAACCGCCTTTGCGCCTTGTGGAGTTAAAGACCATTTATTCTTATTCATGCCTTCGTGGAATGCAACACCGCTTATCTCAATAACAGTCTTACCTGTTTCTGCAACAACAACGGCCTTACTTTCGTCAATGTCTAAATCAAGAGTAACAGATATTACTTTACACTTACCATCAACCATTTCTTTTCCGGGCGGGCAAGAATCATAAGCGGCTTCGGCTTTGCATGACTTTGCTTCGGCGCACGCATCTTGAGTCATGCAGGTCGCGCATACATCGTATGCGGCCTCCGCCTTTTGCTTGATAGGAATACAATTAGGAACTTTACGGCCATTTTTCATTTTCATGCCGTATTGCTCGTAGCCTTCTGTGCATGGGTCGTCTGCATCTTTTGCTTCGACTTCTTCATCGGCTTCGACTTTTTTACCGCCTCGCCATTGTCGGCAAGACCAATAACGGGCTTTCCATTTTGGGCCGGGAGAATCACAATTATGCCTACTTCGGAAGTTCTTTCTCCTTTCGGGGTCATCTC